GAACGCTTGAAAGCTGCTCCTACGATGTCCCGGGACTATGCGACCGACCCAGGTTGGGACGAGCGGAATGCAGGATGGGCCCGCAGGGTCGATGAATACTACGGCGTGCCGCTGTAATATCTTTGCCAAATGCCCCGTGAATCACGGGGCATTTTTTAGCTGGCATCATCAATGTGCATTCAGAATTGCGGCCGTGCGTAGGTTACGGGACAAAAAGTCTGGATATAAGTCGAAAAAATACGAATATAGATTGTTATTAATTCGCGAGTTTGGGATTGAGTTGCATATAACGTGGAACAAAATTGTCGCTCGAGCGCTTCTTATCCGAAATCGGAGGGATTCGTTATGAAACGCTTAGTGATGATTTCAATGATCGCGCTTGCTCCCACGCTGGCCTTGGCCGAGAATCCGGAAGGAGCAAAAGGTGGCGCTGCGAGTGGGGCTGCCGCCGGGGCGGTTGGCGGAGCTATCGTTGGTGGTCCGGTAGGAGCCGCCGTCGGTGGTGTCGGGGGAGCCCTTGTCGGTGGAATTATCGGAGACAACACTCCTAAGTTCAAGCGCTACGTTGTGCAGCGGGGAGTCCCCTCATACACGTACCGTGAGGATCTCAGGCCCGGCATTGTGCTACCCGAAGAAGGCATCACGTATTACGAGGTCCCCGAGGAATACGGGGTCCAGAGGTCCTATCGGTATACGGTAATCAACGGCCATCCTGTGTTGGTAGAGCCGAGAACCAGGAAGGTCATCCAGGTCATTGAATAGGCTGCCTTAGCCAAGATGGCCGAAGGTTGACCTGGCTGGTATGTAGGGTTATTTTACCGATATCCAGTGGTCGGAGTCCGCTCCGGCCACCGGGTGACCTGAGGACGACCGGGGCCCCTGCGCAAGCCGCACGCCGCGATCCAGAAGACCGGGAGCCAAGGGCGGAACGGTTCTTCACCCTTGGGGAAACTTGCCCTGAAGCCGGCCGGAAGGTCGGCTTTTTTGATTCCGGGGTATGAAAGGCCAAGCGCCGCATGGATATCCTCGACGCGGTCAACTCCATATCCATCCAGCAGGGCCGGTCTATCGGCACGATCATGCCCGATGTCGTGCTGGAGGAAGTTCACCGGGACGACCTGATCATCACTGATCATCCGGTGGAGAAGGGGGCGGCGATCTCTGACCATGCCTTCAAGCGTCCGGAAGAGGTGGAAATCCGTTGCGGCTGGAGCAACAGCACGGCCGGCTACGAGGGATATGCGCAGGAAGTCTACGAAGAGCTTCTGTCGCTCCAGCAGAGCCGGCAACCGTTCAGCATCTCCACCGGCAAGCGCAATTACGACGATATGCTGATCAGTTCCCTGGCGGTCACCACCGATGCCTCCAGCGAGTACGCGCTGATGGTAGTAGCTCGATGCCGGCGGGTCATCATTGCTGAGACACAGACGACGAAACTGGCGTCCCAGAAGGACCATGCCCAGCCGCAGAAAACGGCGCCCACCGTCGAGACGGGGACGAAGCAGCCCCAGGCGAAGCCGTCAGGCAGTATCCTCAGCGGTGGCGCCGGCGTGCTGGGATTCTTCGGGAAGTCAGGTTAGCCGATGGCGTTCTATGAAATTCCGCTCAGCCCCACGCCACAGGCGTTCACCATCATGCTGGCCGGGATCGAATACCGCATGCGCGTTGTCTACGCGGATGCGCCAGAGGGCGGCTGGCTGCTGGACATCGACGCCCAGGATGGGACCCAGATTATCTCAGGCGTCCCGCTCGTGACCGGCACCAATTTGCTCGATCAATACGAGTACCTGAGACTCGGCGGCGGCCTGTGGGTCGCGACGGATGGCGATCCCGATGCCGAGCCGACCTTCGGCAATCTTGGCAACGCGAGCCGGTTGTATTTCGAGGTTCGCTGATGGCGCGCCAGTGGATCCGCAAGTGCTCCCTGATCGTTGGCGACAGCGGTGGAAATGGGCTGGAGTTGTCCGAATTCCGCATCCGGTTTGAGGTCTGCAAATACCCGATGCAGACGCCGGGGTTTGCCCGGATTCGCATCTACAACCTCTCGGACGACACCGCGAACCGCATCCAGAAGGAATTCACGAAGATTGTCCTGAAGGCCGGGTATGAGGATGAGAGCGATTTCGGCGTCATTTTCACCGGCAATGTGAAGCAGTGGCGCAAGGGCAGGGAAAACCCGGTCGACACTTATCTGGACGTCATGGCAGCGGACGGGGACCAGGCCTACAACTACGCCGTGGTGAACAAGACGCTCGCGGCTGGGCACACCCACAAGGACACGCTGCAGGCAATCGCGGAAGCCTTCAAAAAATACGGTGTCACACTCGGGCACGTGGCGGACCTTGGGCAGACCGTTTTCCCTCGATCACGCCCCATGTTCGGGATGGCGCGCGACTATCTGCGAGTGCTGGCCCGGAGCACCGGGACGTTCTGGACGATACAGGACGAGAAAATCCAGATTGTTAAAACCAACGAGGCTTTGCCGGGTAAGGCGTTCGTCCTCAACTCGGATACCGGCCTGATTGGCATGCCGGAGCAAACAATGGGCGGGATCATTGCCCGCTGTCTGCTCAACCCGAACATCCGCATCAATGGTCAGGTGAAAATCGACCAGAAGAGCGTGCAACAGGCGCTGCGCGGTCCGACGATCGAGGACGGAGCGAAGGCCCCGCAGCTTCCAGGCATCGCAGCCGATGGCATGTACAAGGTCATGTACGAGACGTTCATCGGCGATACCCGGGGGCCGCCCTGGTATTGCGATCTTGTGCTCCAGTCGATGAACCCCGCGGACAATCCGATCCCGGCGCCCCTCACAAACGGACTGACCAATGAACCTTAAAGAGCTGGGTGACGATCCCGAAGAAGCGCTCCGGGTCATGCTGGATGGCTTCCGTCAGTCGCTCCATACGGCCATGCTGGGTGAGGTCGTGAAATACGACCCGAAGACCATGACCATGGACATACAGCCGTCCATGAAAGGGGTAATCCGGAAACCGGACGGGACCTCGGAGACAGTGAAACTGCCGCTGCTGACCGGGGTCCCGGTATCCTTTCCGGGCGGCGGGGGAACGACACTGACTTTCCCGGTGAAGCCAGGCGACCCTGTGATGATGACCTTCGCCCAGCGGTCGTCGGATGCCTGGAACCAGTCTGGCGGCACACAAGACCAGATTGACGCGAGATCGCTGGACCTTGCCGACGCTGTTGCGCACGTGGGGATCCGGCATCAGGCCAGTTTGCCTCAGAATGTCAGCGGGTCGGCAACCCAGCTCCGGACGGACGATGGAAAAACAAGCTTCACTCTCGATGGGGCAGGCGGGCTCTCGCTCGACACTGACCAGGCGGTGTCAGTGAAGGGCGCCAAGGGCATTTCCATGGATGGAGGAAGCGGCGATCTGCACGTCACCGGCGACCTGTTCGTGAATGGCATCAGCTTCCTGAACCACATCCATGACAACGTGCAGCCCGGCGGCGGCAATTCGGGCAAGCCGGTCGGAGCCTGACAATGCGATATCGCAAGATGGACGCCAACGGAGACATGGTTTTCGGTGGAGGGCAGGCTGCATTCTGGCGCGACGTACCCGAAGCGCCAGCGCAGGCTGTGATGACGCGTCTGCGCCTTCAGCTTGGCGAATGGTTCCTCGACACCTCTGACGGCACCCCCTGGAAAACCCGTGTCCTCGGAAAGTACACCGCGCCTTTCCGTGACCCGGTTATCCGGGCCCGGATGCTGGGAACGGCAGGCGTGACCGGGATCGCCGCTTACTACAGCACCGTAGATTCCGAAACGCGCCAGTTCGCGGTCGGGGCGACCATCGACACTGTTTATGGGCAGGCCACCGTCAAGGGAGTGATCTGATGGCGATTGTCTGCGAGATTGACGCTACCGGCATTCACAAGCCGGATTTCTCGGAGATCCTCGAGTATCTGAAGGCGGAATACCGGGGCATCTACGGCGAGGACGTCTACCTGGAAAACGACAGCCAGGATGGTCAGCTCCTTGGTATTTTCGCCGCGGCCATCAACGATGCCAACGCCATGGCTGTTGCCGTCTACAACGCCTTTTCGCCATCGACGGCGCTGGGCGTCGGTTTGTCCCGCGTGGTCAAGATCAATGGCATCTCCCGTAACCTGCCATCGTACTCGTCTGCGGACCTTGAAATCGTGGGACAGTCCGGATCGACCATCACGGGTGGTCTTGCGCGGGATGTGAACGGTTATCTGTGGGCGTTGCCGCCAGTGGTGAATATCCCGCCAGGTGGGGCAATTGTCCGTCGTCAGAACATTTGGCGCAGATCGCGGCGTAAATTAGCGGAGTGCGGGCCTCGTCTGGGGTTTGATGTTAGGCGGCGAGCGCGCGGTGCTGCAAGCGCCGATATTCGATGGTCT